TTGGAAATTCAATGGCACATCAGGTATATCTTTGATTGTGGGTTATTATGAAAATGTAATTAAGTTTTATGACCATTGTTTATCTCCACAATCATTAAGTTTTATTGCTAAGTTTTACGAAGGGGGAGAAGAATGAAGAAGATTCCACTGGGGTTAAAACCTTATGATATATGGATTGATTTTGATATTGGCGCAGGAGTTAAACCAACTATATATCAATTAGCTATGAGATTAGTTAGTGTTAGAAACGCAATAGAAAGATATATAAATGCTGATTTAGAAATAGCGATTGAATGGTTTGAAGAATACAATATATTGATTAGAATTTTGAAGGCAAAAGAATGAAGAAGTTCTACAAGGAGGATAAAAATGAGTAAATTTACTAGGAAAATTGAACGCATTAATACTATTGAAAAAAATAAGTTTATTAGAAAAAGAGTTAAGCAATTAAGAACCAAACAAGAGATAGAAAGAATTGAAAAAATTATTAAGAAAGAACTACATCCAAACATCTTTAAAAGATTATGGAAATGGTTGTTCAATAATGGGAGGAAATCAAAATGAAAAAATTTGAAGTATATCCGATACATACATTCTTATATGTGTTTATAGGTGATGCGGCAACAGGAAAGAGTTATTTCGCTAATAGATTAACTAATTATAAAATATTTGAAGGCGAAACAGATTATGAAAAAGTTTTAATACAAGCAGAAACAAGTCCGGTTATTTATGTTACTAATTGTGATAAGAACTTAAAAGGTATTGTTAAAGCATTTAATAAAAGATATCCAAATAAACCGTTTTGGTTTGAGAGGTTTGACAAATGAAAAAAGTTACTATAGTTTGGAAGGATGGAAAAGAAGATGTAATTGAAGATATAACTGCGGTTACTTATTCTGATAAAACATTAAGACTTAAAAGCTTTTTTAGAACTGTATCGGTTAAACCATTTAAGCTATCAAATATCAAAAGTATATTAATAGAGGAATATACTAATGACTAAGAAATCTAAAGACCTCAAAAAAGGTGATATCTTTAAGACTGAATATGGAATTGAAGGCAATTGGATTATTGTTCAAATGATAGAAGATACTAAACCTGATAAAAAATATCCTAAAGTATACGAACATCGTGTTATTTATTACAAAAACGCAACTCAAGTTCCATTTTCAATGTTTAGTTCAGACGGTCATGAGGAGGTAGAGATAGTTGAAACTAGTTAAATGGTTTAGAAAGCTATTCAAATGGCATTGTTTTAAGCCTTATGGGATTTCTAACAGAGGTATTGATTTATATAAGTGCAAATATTGCGGTGAAATACGGAGGAAATAAGGAGGAATTAAGACTAATATGAAAGAAAGCAATTTACAAAAGTTAGTTATGCTTGATTGTGGAAATGAAGATTGGATAGCAGAACATTACGAAAGTAAGAAACTACTAATGCCTAATGGGAGATATGCAGATAGCGGTATTCCTGTAGGCTATCCTGATTTAACTATATATCCAGGCAATGGATTAGTCTGTTTTGCTGAATTGAAGGTTGGGAATAACAAAACCAGTGATGAGCAAGACGCCTTTATTGCTAGAATGTCTGCTAAAGGATACCTCTGTAGAGTGATATATACTATGAAAGAATGGTATATCTTCAAAAAGTTTATAAAAGATTGTTATGGTTTGTTATAGTTTATAGCGATATTACGTATATATATATAAAAGGAAATCTTCAATGGTTTTCTTTTTTTCCCATATAGTATATACTTAGTTCTAGTTTTATCTATTTTATAAAAAGCCATATATAAAAAAAATATATAATACTTTTATAAAAACTGCCCAAACTAGAACAAACTCGGTATGGCTTAAACCATTTTACATTACACTATCATTGGTATATAATAATAGTATGAGTAGATACGAATTCTATGGAACAAAGGAATGGGTCAAGTTAGCTAGATATATAAGGATTAAATATTACTATACATGTCAGGTATGTGGTAGGCGTGGAGTATATGTCCATCATATCATTCATATCACTAACGACAATCTGAACGACCCTAACATTACGCTCAACGAAAACAACTTAACACTACTATGTTTGGATTGTCATAACGACATTCACATGGGAACATCGGCTGTAAGAAAAGATTTAAAGTTTGATGGTAAAGGAAACTTGGTCAAAAAATCAAACCCCCCGGGTACCAACCATCAATTTTAAACAAATTATTATCGTCGTTGAAGGTCTATCTTTGGTAAGAGCTTAGTTCCAGGGGTGGTAGTATATTAGGGAGAACTTAATGAAAGAAGTAGAGAAAATTTTTACTGATGAAGAAAAAGAAGTCAAAATTAAGAAGGAATTGAAGAATTTACGCGTTATTTTAAAGCAGCTTTCAAAGGAACAAAAGACAGTTTGTTTACCATTGCTTGAGAATATCGCTTTTTGTATTATTCAGTTAGAAGAATTAAGAGAAATGATAAAGCGTGACGGATATTTTGAAACATATCAAAACGGTGAAAACCAATGGGGCACTAAAGAAACAATATGCAGTAAACAATATTTGAGTATCGGTAAATTATACACCAACTATTTAGCCAAGCTAAAAGAGTATATTCCACAAGGAATTGTAACGGAAGATAAGTTAGATGCGTTTAAGAAAAAACATAAGAAGTAAGGTTGTGATATTATCAATTATATAGAGCAGTATTATCACGACATTAAAATAGGTAAAGCAGTAGTTGGTATTAAAATCAAAAAGCAGTATGAAAATCTTATGGAATTAATTAATAATCCCAAAGAAAATTATATTGAGCAATATGATGGCAGTAAAGAATTTTATCATTATGAAAATGGTAAGGTTGAAGAGGTTATTGATTTCATACAAACTTTTTGTAAACATGTCAAAGGTCCATTAGCTGGGAAGTTCATAAAATTAGAGTTATGGCAGAAAGCTATGTTAGCTGCATTATATGGATTTGTAAATGTGGATACTGGGTTTCGAAGGTTTAAGCGATTACATTTATATATAGGTAGAAAAAATGGTAAAACTATTTTAGCTGCATGTATCATTATATATGAATTAGTATTAGGTGGAGAATTAGGAGCTGAATGTTACACAGGAGCTACTAAACGTGACCAAGCTAAGATAGCATGGGACATGGCAAAACTGATTATTAGAACTAACCCCGTTCTAGAGAGAAGATTTGACATAACCGTTAATGGTATATATACTAAGCCTTATCGAGACAGCTTTTTTAAGCCGATTTCAAAAGAAAGTAAGAAGTTAGATGGATTAAATGCACAGTTATCTCACATTGACGAATTACACGCTATAACTGATAGTAATATTATAGATGTTATGTGGGATAGTTCGAAGGCAAGAATTCAACCAATAGAAATAATCACTACAACAATGGGAACTGAACGACTATCGACATTTGATGAAGTGTATGATTATGATAGCAAAGTTCTCGATAATATATATAAGGATAAAAGATTACTTGTATTTTGTTATGAATTGGATAGTGCTAAAGAATGGTCAAATATCAAAAACGCATTTAAAGCAAATCCGAACTTGGGTATTAGTCAATCAATCAATAGTTTATATGAAGAAATTGAAAAAGCTAAATCAGATAAAACCAAATTAGTTAATTTATTATGCAAATCATTCAATATAAGGCAAACAAATAAACACGCATGGCTTACATTTGATGAATTTAATAATGAAGAAGTTATTGATATCAAACAATTTGAAGAACCAATAGTTATCGGTGGATTTGATTTATCACGAACTGGTGACCTAACAGCATTTACCACATTAATATTCGATAAGAAAAATCATAAGATAATCGCTGAAACCATGTATTGGGCAACTCAACCTTATATAGATAGAGCCAAAAAAGTTCCGTTTGCACAATGGATAGATGATGGATTTGTTCGAGTTAGTGGAGATGAATTAATTGATTATCACGATATCACAGAATATGTATTAGAAAGAGTTAAAAAAGGATACATATATCAATTCATCAATTATGATAGTTACTCAGCAGGGTATTTAATCAACGAATTAGAGAGTGTTGGATTTGCTAAAAAGTATTGTTTAATATCAACCCATCAGGGTGCAAAAACATTATCAGTTCCAATGCAAGAACTTGAAGCTGATGTAAAAATGAAAAAATTAGTATATCAAAATAATCCAGTTACTAAATGGTGTTTATCAAATGTTGAATTAGAACAAGATAGAAATGGAAACTATATGCCTGTGAAAGGCAGTAAGCAACAAAAGATTGATGGCGTTGCAACTATATTGAACTGTTATGTATCATATATAGAAAACGCTAATTATTTTTGGGGAGATGATTAAATGAGTATATTCACAACAATATTTGGGGCGAAAAAAACTAAAGAGATATCAGTTACTACATCAAAGTTAGTTAACTTATTCACTCCTTATTTCAGTTCAACAGTAGACCCTAAACTTAATGAAACTTTTATGGCTGCAGTAGAAACACATACATTACATATTAGCAAAATAAAACCAAGCGTATTTTTGAAAGATAAAAAAAGCAAACCTTATATAAATAGGATTTTATCGTTAAAGCCAAACCCAGTTATGGAGGCAGGCGCGTTTTGGGAAAAAGTCGCAAGGTTGTATTGGACAGAATGGAACGTATTTATATATATTGATTGGGATTTAACACAGCCTAATGAACCATTAAGAAGTTTATGGATATTGGATGTTTCAAATGTGGAAACTAGTATCGATAAAAACACAGGGGAATTTTATTTAAGATTTAATTTAAATAATAAGACAATTATAACAGGGTTAGATAATATCATCCATGTTACTAGGAATGTTGGTGATAGTGAAATATTTGGCGAGAAATCAAGTGCAATCAATACTGTTCTTAAAGTTATTACAACAAATTATGAAGGTATTGAAAATGCAATTAAAACATCAGCATTTCTGAGATTTGTGATTAACAGCACAACATCAATGACTCCATCGCAAAGAGAGAAAAAAGCTCAAGCGTTCGCTGATGCGTATC